TCACAGTAGATTCTGCTAAACAAATCTTTGTTATAGACAGAAAGGAAACATAACATTATTCACCATCAATAATGTTCTGTATGTGTTCTCCTACAAGGTTTGCATTGGCTATCGCCTTGTCCTGATGAATGTGTGCGTATCTCTGGGTGGTTGCTTGATCTCGATGGCCTAATAAATTACCTACCTCTGATAGATTAATCTTTTGCAAAGACCAGGATGCGTAACTGTGTCTGATGTCATGCAATCTTATATCTTCTAAACCAACCGCTTGCTTGATGGTTTCCCATGTTCTTCTTGGTGCTTTTATACCAAGGATGTATTCAGAGGAACGATCTTGCTCGTTGATTATGTCTAGTGCCATAGGGGTTAGATGGATAATACGATCCTCTCCGTACCTGTCTGTCTTATGATCCTTAATAATAAGTGTGTTACCTACTAGATCAGTCCACTTAGCTTTGGCTATCTCTCCCTTCCTTGCACCTGTCAGGATTAGTAACCAAATAAAGGCAACTGATTTCTGATAGATTTGGTCATCTTTCCTTTTCTTTAGTTCCTCCACAACTGCCAGCAGCTCTTCATTTGTTAGGTATCGCTTGCGTTTGTTCTCCCTGTTCTTAGATATATTAGTGCTTGGGTTTATAACTACGAGTGATAATGTAATGGCTAGGTTATAAATAGCCTTTATAATAGATAAACATTTGTTAGCTAGAGAAGGTGCTCTATCACTAATATCAAAGTGTAACTGTGCTATATCCCCTCGTATTATTTCATCTATGTTCTTGTCGCCAAGAACAGGACTGATATTGGTTTGGTAGACTTGCTCTATCTTAGCAACAGTCTTGACCTGTCTTCTTTTAAGGTCTTTGACATAGACCATAAACATTTCATCTAAAGTTTTCATAACATCTCCCTAATGTGTTATTAGGTAGTATAGTGAAGTTTATCTAATATGTCTAATATGTTGTCTATGGGGTTGTTGTTCTTCATCTCCTCATCTTTGACAGTAAAGCTTTCAGTCTTTTTAGGCTCATAGAAAACCACGTTCATGTGTTGTAGAGAGACAAAGGCAAAGATGTCTATTGAACCATTTTGATAAGTACGGTTCTTAGTGTGCGATCCTCTACGCATATCAAACCGCCAGTTCGTTCTGTGTTTCTCTATCTTGGTCTTGGTTTTAACTTGGACTTTGTAAAGTGTGTTGTTGTATTCAAACAGTAAATCAGCCTCGGCTGAATGAGGAATCATAAGAACTGTGTCGGAAATTTGAGAGAGAAGTGATGCTACGAAATACTCGCCAGAACGACCAACCCGTTCTGTGGTTCTTGACATGGTTTAATTAATATATTTTTGTTGCATTTTTTGTGCAATTTTCTCTTGTAACTCTGGATATTTTTTCTGTGTATCAAGTCTTGCAAGGTTTAAATTAAGATTAATCAAGCCCCTAAGCAAATCAACCTTCATTTCTTTTGTGTATTTTTTATAGTTAGGTTGTTGTATTAAGTTTTTAACTTGTGTTTTTGCTCCGTAAAATTCCATCCTAGACAAAAGATATTCGTATTGTTTTGAATCTAAATCAACACCATTTATTTGCCTTGTTGGTAAAGATGGAAAATATTCTAAAGATAACAATTCATTTAAAACCAAATCATTTTTTTTCTTACTTTTTCTTATAGGCGATACTAAAGTTTTATAATCACCAAAAATATCTGGAGCAGCTATGTCTGAATATTTTTGTATTTCTCCAAAAATGTTTCTTCTAGGAGGTAGTTTTACAGACAGACCTGGAGTTCTATCATAAAGTTTATCTATAAAACCTTGAACATCTCTTTTCACAGGATCTTCACTTTTTCTTATATAACCACCTACGGTTGGAATAACGCTACCAAAAAGAGATTGTATGTTTCTTTCTGCATATCTGTCAGGATCAGATAAAATTTGCACAACATCAGTCAAACCAGACAAATAAGTTTTATTGGTTAAATTTTCTGCAAATGACGCTGTTACCATCGAAACAAGTTTTGAATATTCTTCATATCTTTGTTCATCGTCAAACAATTTTTCTTTTTCCATTTGATTAGAAATATCAGCCATATCTGCTGTAACACCTAATAAAATTCCTATAGGCTCAAATCTATGATAACCATAATAATTTTCTCCAACTTTTATTGAATAAGGCTGCCAACCAGTTTCTAATAAAGCTCTTCTTTTTTGAGTATCAGAAGGCCCTCTTCCTGTAATAAATCCTTCTTTTGCTTCAAATAATAAAGTTCCAAAAGTTAATGCACTAAATAATAATTGTGATTTTGCTAAATCACCATCTGCCCCACCAGCCTTAATTCTATCTCTAAAATTTTTGCTAAGTAATTGTGCTGGAGTTCTTCCATAAGCATATTTGATTATATTTATTGGAGTTCTTACAAAAGGAGCAAAGAATTTAAAAATAGGATAATCAGCGATACCAGCCTGTATTGCTTTGCCATTCTTACCAAGGGGGTTTGTAAAAGTATTTATCCTAGACTGCTCAATACCTTTTATGTGTATATCTGGAAATTCATTTTCAACGTCAGACAAAATTGTTTTAATTCTGGCATTTAATTGTTTTCCCTTTTTTCCTTCTTTTACAGCCTTTCTAACAGCTTGACCCATTATCTCTTGTCTATATGCAATAGTTTTAAAAAAAGTATCTTCAGCTGCCAGAAACCTTGAAGGTGTTCTTATAACCTCTCCAACAGCACCAGGTATCGCTTTTTCTCTTCTCATTTCTAGTTTCAAAAATGGATCAGTAATTGCATCCATATCTTTGATAACTTTACCAGCCATTATTAATCCATCTTTAAAGCCATACATGCTTCCTAGTATTCTTGCACCCGTTTCTTTAAATGTGACTTTATCTAAATCTCTTCTTGCAAGTCCAAGTGTTGCTGCGGTAGCACTTTCAGCTATTGTGTTAAGGGCTGTAATACTGTTGCCAATAATATTAACTTCATGGGTTGTTGGAGCAGACAACAATCCATTAATCCATGCTTCTTGTACTTTATCTAAAGTTGTTGGTTTATAAGTATCTTTTGCAAATTTTGCTATTTTTTCAGGATCATCTAATCTACTTATTCCGTAAATAATTTCATCAATAGAAGCTTTCTTTCCAACAGGAGCTTCTACAATTTCTTTTATAATTTGATTTTTAATTTTTTGATCTGCGCCAACACCCATTCTAAAACCAGACAGGGCCCTTCCCGCTTCTGCTGTAATGCCAGCAACTTGTTCTTGTATAGCAACATTTTTTGTATATGCTTGTTTGAATTTAAAACGATCTGAGTCTGTTAAAGTATTATTGTTTAATTTTTCTGCATATTCTTTTGCAAGAGATTCTGTTTCTCTTGAAGATTGCTCTAATAATTCTCTGGCCTTGTATGCGGTTTCTGCATTAAAAGCTTCTCCCTTTTTTCTTTTTAACAATGACTCTGCGGTCAGTCCAGACATATCTGCAAGTTTTTTTAGCTCTTCTCCTTGTGTTCCAAACTTAACAACACCCCTTCTTGCTTCAAAAAAATCATCGTGATCTTTTCCTGTTGTATAAATAAAATCTTTGACTGTGTCAGGTGTATCAAATTTTGTTAAATTTATATTTCCAGCTTTGTCCAAAACTGGTCTTTGGGGTGTTATTGGTTCTATTGGCGGTTGTGTTTCAATTTTTCTTTTTGCTTGTTGCAAAGTTGTTGTCGTGTCAATAATCGAAGGTTCTTCTGTTTCTGTAGGTTTTGGTTTTTCTACTTCTGTAGGTTTTTCTGATTTGATTTTTTGTCTAATTCTACCGAATCCTTTAATTATTGTTTCTACAGCTAAACCCAAACCAGCACCTTCTAGTGCCATTTTAAATCTTCCTTCAGTTTCTGTATCATCAGAATCGGCTTGCAAATATTCTGTTACAGGATTTTGTAGTTGTGGATATTCTTGTATTAAATTAGAAAGTCTTGCTTCTTCTGGACTAAAAGCAAGTTGTTCCGCAGCCACACCCCTTGCTGTTATTTCTGCTAATTTTTCTTTTTTAGAAACTGGAGTTAAAAGTTTTAATTTAGAAAATGGTATTGCAAACCCTAAAATATCTCTTGCAACAGAGCCAACAGCACCTGTTGGTTCTTCTACTTTTGGTAACTGAATAGACTTTATTCCTTGTTCTTCGTTTTTTCTTTTAGCTTCAATAAATTCTTTACCATAAAGAAATTGAACCCCTTCTTCGTCTTTAACAATTCCCGCTTGTAAAAAATCTGGAACAGCTCCAGAAACATAATCTGAAAAATCTATTGTTGCTTGTGTTGTATCTCTCACAGCTCCAATAGCAGTTCTAAAAATATTTTCTGGTAATCCTATTTTTTCTTCGTTTAGGTTTTTTTCAGACAAAGGCTCTGCAAACCCTTCAAATGAATTTGTTTTTTCTGTTGGAGTTGCAAATCCTTCAAATGGGTTTGCCATTTTAATTTACCGTATAAGTTGTTCCGTCTGGGCCTTTAAACATATCTCCTGACTTTAAACCAGCTTGTTTAGCTTCTTCAGCGTTGCTAAAAGTTTTTAATTCATTTCGTAACTGAAAGCCTTCATACATTGTTTCTTGTATAGATGGTTTTCTAATTACATCGTCATAATATTTTTCATCTAAGGCTTTTTGTCTTTCTGCATTTTCACCAAAGTCTGCGTACACATTTGGGTCTGTACTAAAAATTCTTTCTAAAACTTCATTTCTTCTTTTTGCAAATATTTGTGTTTCACTTAATGGCTTTTCAGGAACTTCAACACCTGGGAAAACAAGCTCTCCAGTATCTACATAACGCTTTCTTTCATCTGCTGCTTCATAAATTCTTTTTTCTTTAGGCTCTTTTGTTTCAGCCTCATATTTTTTTAATAATAATTCATCTAGCCTATCAGGCCCTAATGATCTAGCTAAATCTTTAAAAGTACCTTCAGGTAACCCTTTTACAAAATCATCATACTTTGCTTTTTTGGCTCTCTCTTTCTTTTTGCCTTCTTGCATTTGCTGTAATTGTATTGTTTTTTCAGCAAAATCTTCATCACCTTTCAGAGCACCACCTAAAGCATAAAGCAAAATATATAATTTTTGATTTTTATCAGTTTTATCTTGTGCAACATTGTTTGATATTTCCGATCTTTTTTGACCTAAACCAGCTTGTAGGCTTTGTCCAACAAGATCAGGTGTTGGTGATCCAAACATCTGTTGCATATTTACCAATGAATCTATTGCCATTTACAAAACTCCTAATTAAAAAATCCGCCCGAACCTAAAGCACCAGCAAGTTGAGCAGCAGTTCCTAGTATGTCTCCAGCCTTAACATCTTTTTGTGTTCTTTGACCAGCAGTAGTCGGAGACATTGCTTGACCCAACAAACCAAGTTGTTGACCGCCATAACCCAAAGCTCTTTGGAACTCTTGATATGGAACATCCAATCCTCTTTGTTGTAAGGCTTGTTGTTGTAATCCAACTTGACCAAGTTGACCTAATCTTGCAGCTTGTTCTGCTTGTAATCCACCGAGCAATCCAGCTCTTTGTGCTCTTGATCTTAGTTCTAATTCTGGTTGTGCAAATGCTCTAGCTTGTTGTCTTGCAATGTCTGACTCAGCAGCACCTAAAGCCTGACCGTAACCCGCTTGTCTTAAGCCAGCTGCGGTTCTTGCCATTTGTTCTACATAAGGTCTGCTTGCTTCAGCTTCCATAATAGCTGAACGTGATCCACCAAACGCACCCGCACGAATAGCACCTTCTTGTGCTTTACGTTGCGCTATGTCTTGTTGTCTTCTTATATCACCCAATGTGGTATCTATAACTTGCTGTGTGTAAGGTGACTGATAAGCACCTATGTCTGTCTGTAATAAAGATGGTACTTGTCCAATCTGAGGTGTTTCAGCACCCGCAAGTCCAGCTAATCCAGACATAGGATCGTACTGCATACCTGTTTCAAATAAACCACGAGTGGCTTGAAACTGTCTTAATTGATCTGGGTTAAAACCAGCTACTCTTGCACCTGTGTAGGGTACAAAAGGTTGATTCATTAATGACGATGCAGCACCAAACAAAGCCCTTTGTTGCTGTTGTTGATACTCTGGTATTACAGCTTCTGCTGTTGTTGCGCCTTTACTCATAATTCTTTTCTTATCATGTGTTCTTCTTCAAAACCTAAATGCTTTAATTTTCTTGCCCATCCTTTTCTTCCGCCTCCGTAGAGCCTTTTACATTCAGCTGCTCTAGCAAAAACTTCTATGGATGGAAGCATTTCTGTTAATTCATTGTAGTCTCCACCGCAAAAAAGTAAATTCAATACTTTATGCTTTGGAAATATTACAAATTCTGTTACTAATGCAGACTTCTTACCAGACCACAAATGAAACAATCCTTTGCTTATTTTATCTTCTACATGGTCTATTGTATAGGAATCTTGATATTTCAAGGCTTCTTCTATCCAAGGTTTACAACGATCCCACTCCATTTCCCATGTAGGCTTAAAATCAACTACGTTATTAGTCACCTTTTGCATACTCTATAATACTTATTACTAAGTCTATGTTTGCGTGATTAACCTGTGCTTTAACAATCTCTCCTTGTTGCAAAATCAAACCAGAATTAACTACTAATTCTTCTGTGCCATAGGCTGATATGTTGTGATTCTTAAAAAGGAAAAACTCATTAGAACTGGTATCTGTAATGGTTATATCTAAATTAGTTTGTTGATTGCCATGATCGCAAGCAAATATGCCTTCTATTATGGCAAACGTAAAATCACCACCAGTAGGTGCTGTGTATATAGTTTGTTGCGTAGTAGCTGCAAAAGAATATTTTACATTAGTTGCTCTTTCTAAATATTGCCTTTTAGAAGCTAGGTTCATCGTTTGCCTCTGTTCCTGACATCTAACCTAATGTTACCAACTTGGAAGTCTTGTGTTGTACTTCCTGTAACTGTCATCTGTACCTGTCGTGCTGAGAACCTTGCATCGGTATAACCATCACTATTAAAGGTAAAACTACCAAAGTCTGTTTCGCTGCCTAGCGGAGTAAACTTACCTTTAAAACTAAGGGTTACACCAGGTAAAGTGTTTGCTTCTTCATCTGGTAATATTTGATTACATTGAACGTACCTGTCGCCATTGCCAATCTCTATAGGGCCACTTGTTGCAAAAGGTACAGATGTACCTAAGTTTGGAGAGTTGTTTAATAACTGTGATTCGTGTTCGTATATAAAGCCACTAGAGTCACCCGCTATAGGGAAGTCAAAGACACCTTGGTCAATCCAACAACCACGATCTAATTCACCTATAGACCATGTGTTCTCTCTGTAGTTCCATATAACGTATTTGTTCGGTGTGTATTGTCCGTCACCGCTTGGGAATCCCCACCATATCTCGTTGAAGTTAGAGTTGTGTCCACCCCAACTAGCAGCTCTGCCTTGTTGGTTTAGATTGTCAAATACATAGTCGTGAACTTCGCATGGTATTTCTCTAACTTGTCCATCGTAAACAAAGAATGAGTTTTCACCCATCCATGCCATAAAGGATCCTGTAGATACAATAACTCTTCTGCCTACTGCTTTACAGTTAGAACCCGCATCAGCTATACCATAGATAAAAGGGTTGCCTGTATAATACATTCTAGCTATCCCTGTATCACTAAATATAATGACATCTGAACCAAACTTAACTGCGTACAATGCTCTACCGCCCGTAGGGATTTGTAGATCACCCGCTGAGTTAGTAGCTTTAGATGTCCAGTTATTTCTGTCTTCTCTGTCAGACCAAGCAATCTTTCTAGGATCGCTTGCAGAACCAATAGCTACTAGATGTCTTTCGTTGGTTACGATGATAGCCTGATTACCTACAGGTGCATTGGTAACAACTGTAGCTATCGTATCGGCTGTACCACCAGAGTTAGGTCGCCACTTGTATATCTTGCCATCGCCTGAAAAAGAAAAGACTAAATCTTCACCCCAGTTGTCAAAAGCGAAATGACCTGTATCTAGGGGTAAGCCCGATTGACTTCTAGCATCACCATAGTCTTCTTGACCGTATTGATAAGCACCAAAGCCTAAAGGGTCTTGACTAGCATCGTTTACAAAACCAGATGGTGTGATGTCTGTCCAGGTATTGTCGTAGAGTACATAGACTTTTTGTCTTGTACCTACAGCCAGTATAGGCTTACCTGTGTTATCGGAATGTGCATACATTCCAATAGGTTCGCCTGTTAAGGCTGTTGTTCTTAATTTGTTCCAACCACCTATAGGTTTTAGGTAGCCATTTTCAAAGCGTACTAAATTCCCGTCTACCCAACGGCCTTTGTTTCCGTAATCAGTCCCGTTCTTGACGATTCCAGCTGGAGGGGTGATAGGAAGTAATGCCATTCACTTATGATCCTATAGTCTTGGTAACGCTAGTTGGTGTTATCTTCTCAGCTATCTGTGCATCTAAGCCTGATTTCATTTCAGTAACAGTATCAGCAGTCAAAGCAGCCTCTACCCAACCTTGTACTTTAGCAGCATCAAGACTTCCAAAGGCTGTGAAGCTAGAGATACTATCTGTATCTAAACTTTGGCTTCCATAGACACTAGAAGTCTGTGGATTACCATCCGTATCGTTATTAGCATCATCTGTTGCTGTTAGTCTCCAATGTACGTTATACACGACATCACTATTGCTGTCTTTTGTTGGGTAAGTGTCAACTGTACTTACATCCCATGCGTATGAAATTGCCATTTTTTATTCTCCTTTATTAAAATCTTAAATTAACTCCAAGGTGTAAATTGTTGAACACCAAATTGTACAGCTACTAATTTAGTTTCTGAACCACTAAATGTTACATTTTCTTGTGCTATTGCAACAATCATTGAAGGATTAACTGTTGCTTTCATGCCTATCCCTTCTACTGCTGAAGTACAAATACCATCACCTATTTCTATGTTTCCACCTGTGTTGTTACATAGCACATGACCATCACCTAATATACTTATGTTGTGTAAATTATTTGCGTAAGTTCCAGTTCTAGGACACATAGGTGAAGGTCGCATATTGCTTGCATAAGCACCTAATATTTTTTTACTATTAGCAGATTGTGATTTTTGGACTGCGTATCTAATACTTTGTCTTTTATTTGAATCAGTCAGATAAGTAGATACAATTTCAACTAAAGTGCCATAAGGGTAAGCATCTGATTCGTCAGAGGGATTATCTGAATCTGGTACATTTACTTCGTGATGTGCAGTAAATGCTCCATAAGTTACAGTTCCTCCAGAAGATGTAATACTTCCTACACCATCAAAATTACCATCTAGAAAAGACACCATAGTATTAGTGCCTGAGTTATCATCTGTACCACAAGCTATTTGTAATCCAAATCTATTTGTAGTATTTCCATTATGAGATATTGTTGTGCAAAATTTATTGGCAGTATTAGCATCAACGTGCATACTTGCAGTATTACCATTTATAGTTTGAATACCCACCAACAAGCTACCTGAAGAATCAATACGCATTCTTTCATTTGCACCCGCTGTAAAGAATTGTAAATGTTGATTAGATGCTGTTACTCCTATTCTAGCTCTATCGGTATTTGTTCCTTCATAATCAAAACGTAACATGGCATCACCAGTACCACCATTGCCAATAATTAAAGTGCCATCATTATCACCAGAATTAGAATTTGAAGCAATTCTTGCAGAAACATCTGTAGATGCGCTAGTACTTATTACATCTAAATTATGTGAAGGACTCGTAGTTCCTATGCCTACTTTTCCTGCGGAATCAATACGCATTCTTTCTGTGAAGTTAGTTCCATCTGCTGATGTTCTAAATTGATGAGATGGAGCACCTGTATTACCATCAAAAGCATCGTAACTTAATCCATAACTGGTCTGTTTAATTATGCCACCTATAGTTGTTGATGCTCGTTGTAATCTAATTTGTGCTACACCATCTGAACCCTCTAGGTGTAATAAAGAAGAAGGACTCGTAGTTCCTATGCCTACGTTTCCAGAAGAATCAATACGCATTCTTTCTGTATTGTTAGTACCAAAAATCATTTCAGCATTTTCATAATTCCAAAGATATGCTTTTGCATTTGCACTTGAATCTAATGAAATCAATAAGCCATCACCTGTTGTAGTGCCTGTGTTTGTTGTTTGTAATCTTAATTGTGTTTCAGACCCACCATCTAAATCTAAAACACCTCTAGGACTCGCAGTTCCTACTCCAACTCTTTCAGAACTATCAATAGTTATAGCAGTCGCATCTGCGTTATCGTCTATACCTGTTGAAGTGAAGGTAGTGAATGTTCCCGCAGCTGGAGTAGTACCACCAATAACAGAACTGTCAATAACAGCTCCATCTAAGTTGATTGCTACCGATGTACCAGTACCGCTAAATATTGCGTCAACCGCATCCAAGTCGGCATTTATTTTAGTTCCCCAAGTATCTGTCGATGCACCGACTTCTGGTTTAGTTAAGTTTAAATTAGTAGTAAATGTATCTGCCATAATTCTTTTCCTTTAAGCTGCTTCGTCTTTGCTTAATTTAGTCCAAGTTGTAGAAGGATTAGACTGGTTAGTCCATTCTGTCGTAACCGTCTGATCTGTCCAAGTATCAGCCTGAACTGTTTGCTCAGACCATTTTAGCCCACCAATAGCAGAAAAACTACTGCTTTGTGCTATCGCAGAAGAACCTCTGTCTATTTGATGTCCAACCGCAGTCAATCCTGATACTCCAGCACTTATAGCTGCACCAGATACAGTAAATCTACCTGTAGCAGTCATGTTGGAAATAGCGGGGCCTAACACTACACCACGATCTATTTGATGTCCTGTAGCTGTCATGCTAGAGCTTGCCGATATTGTGGAAGCTCCTAAATCTATTTGTGTACCAATAGCAGCCATGCTACTGGTAGCAGCAATCGTAGCTACACCATCAAGTATGAGTGAACTATCTGCGGTAAGTCCTGAAGTTGCAGCGATTGTAGATGCGCCTGTAATGACGAATCTACCTGTTGCGGTGAATCCTGAAGTGCCAGCTGGTGTAGCAGCACCCGTAATAACAAAACGACCTACAGCGGTTGCTGAAGATGTTTCTGCTATTGCAGCTGCGCCAAAGTGATAAACAGGAGTACCGTAATCAGCCTTCCCGTATGTATATTGACCGTAGCCTATTGAGGCCATGGTCTTATGCTAACGTAATATCTAAATCGCCAGCGTCAAATCTGAATACGTCTCCAGAAGATACAGTCTTAGAAGCAGTCAAGTTTGCGTATGCAAGTAAGTTACCGCTTGTAAGAGCATCCATAATACCAACCGCAACTACAGTTCCATAATCAGCTGTAGCTGTAGGGTATTCAACAGCAGCAGCGTTTGTTGCAGTTGTTGGGTCAGTACCAGATACGTTAAAAGTAGAGGTTTGTCTTGCGTATGCACCACCACTTACTTCAGTACCACCACCAGTATCGGTAGGTGCTACTGTATACAAAGCAACATAATGTGTTCCTGGTGCTGTGTAAGAATTGCCACCAAATACATGTTCTAATACTTTGTCTTCTAAATAATCACTAAATCCAGCCATAATAACTCCTAATTATTATTCCAATAATAAATGTTTTTCCTAGCTTTGCCATAAGTTCTTCTTCTCTGTAACAGAGAACCTTTACCAAACTCAGCTCTTTCTTGTTCAAGTCGCATTTCTTCTAATGCTTTTTCAAACTGAGCAGTAAACAATGGCACTCGCTCATCTTCCATTAAAAAGATTGATGCGTGTTTTAAAGCTCCATATAAATAAACGTCTGGGTGTCCTGTAGACACAAAGTTCGTTGTATTAGAATCGCTAAGTGCATCAATCGATCCATAGTATGTTAATTGTAATGTATAACTAGTGTCTGGTGTAGGGGCAAGTTCAATAGAATCATCAACCAAAGCAAAATAGATTGGTTCTCCCGCTACGTTATTATTTGATTGTCTGTAAATATCTAATGATTCAATAGATTGTTGAAATAAAGGTCTAAAGTTATTAGATGTTATTTCTACGTTTATAGCTTCCATCCAATCAGATGGTACAGATAAATATTGTGAGTCAGCAGTAGCAGTTGCTCTCTTAATCATATCTTTAGTTCGTAACCTACGATTAAGTTCGCCTTCTGTATTGTCAATAAACATATCTATATCAGATGTTAAATCTGATCTGTTTAGATAGTTTGCTATATTTGTTTTTAATTCAGCATACGTCATACCTTACCGCCCCATGTTCTAAATAATTTGTTGTCTGGATTGTTGAGCCATTGTTTCCATTTCTTGTTATCTTGTGCCC